AATAACCTGTGATTCGGGATGCCTCCTGCTTTACAATGCCTGGAATTTACCTGACAATCGTGCAAATTGAGCAGATTGCCCGGGTTACATGATGGCTGCGCCATCAGCGCCGCTTCACCACCACCCAAATCGCTACGCGATTATGGATGGAGCACTACGGCGCATTTTGGTAGAGCTGTAATTAATACCAGTTATTGGAAGCCCTTAATAAAATCAACGCGCTACATTCAGAATCTTTCCGCAACCCCACTTTGCCGATGGGGATAATCCAAATAAAATCAATGGTTCAATTTTTCGATACGGAACGGTTTCTTGTCATTTTTTCAATAAGAAAAGGGCGCATTTTCGCGCCCTTTATTGTATTCTAGAAATAGAAGACGAACCCCTACACGAGTCCTTGACCTGTCCGTATGTAAATAGATGGCAATTTGAGATATTATGTGCGTTTACGGTTCCGCGAATTGACGGAGCCATTGATGACATAATATCTAAAGGGGAATTGCCGTGCCGAGTCGCATTCAATTGGACGACTTCATTCTTGAGGCCATTTGTGGCCCTATCCGTGAAAAGTTCATAGACGCAAAATACGCACCAACATCTGACAAAGAACCAGCCCTGTATGGTTTCGGCTTCAGATCGCCTACAGGCAAACTGGTTCATGTTGTTTACGAAGGAGTCGTTAAGCATTATTGGGGTCGTGTGGAAAAGGGTGAAATGCTCAACGTGACGGACATTAAAGAAATGCCTGAAAGAATGAAGTTGGTAGTAGATCTTGGCATTAGCCGTGATGACTTGAAAAGAATAAACGGAGTAAAAGCCGTCAAAGGAACTCGCCACTCAAGCCCTGGGGGTAAACTTTACAGGCACCATAACGAACTCAAGTATCCTCGCGCATGGGAAATTGAAATTGAAAATTACGAAGTGTTGCCGAATGTTCTGACCGACATTGACAATGCCGTTCTTTCGCCAGTCATAAAAACAAAAGAAGAGATAATGGCATTGGGAACGGGAGAAGAAATAGAGCTTATGGAAAAGGCCGAGCAGGAGGAAAGAGCAGAAATTGACGATGAGGATGGGTTTGCGGAGAATGAGCCAGGGTTTCGTCCAAACATGGCGACGACCAGAAAAAGCGAAATTGAGGCAAGGCGCAGACAGCGCGAATTTCGAAATAATGTCAAGGCTTTTGAAGATCGGTGCAGAATCACCGGGCTTACAGTAGCGACTCATGCGCGCAACCTTATCGCCGGTCACATAAAGCCGTGGAAAAATTCAAATGACAATGAGCGAGTAGATGGGAATAATGGACTGTTTCTCGCGCCACATGCTGACCATCTTTTTGACAGAGGGTTTATTACTTTTGAAAATGATGGCAAGGTGCGAGTTTCGTCACCTGACACCGACGCTATTTTGATGGCATGGAACATCGACATTGTTGCTATCAACCTGACCGCCGCGCCATTTAGACCAGAGCAGCAAAAGTACCTGGAATGGCACCGCAATAGAGTGTTTGATAGAAAGTTTAGAGGAATTTTGCCTTAGCCAACCATTGACTTCAATTTACATCAACTTTGTTGAAGGGGGTCATGCAGAAAATAGACCAAGCCGTATCAAAAGCAACGACAAGACTCATCAGGTGGTATGTGGGAACGGCGACAGTTCTTGCCGGACTTGCTTTTGCGGCAGGCAAAATATTCAGATAGCCGCAGAATTTTACCGGAGAAATTACTGTGACTATCGCAAAAACACGCCAGAAGAACTTTGAATTTTTTTACGAAATAACCAAAGGTGAGGGAAATAGCGAACTTTTAACAGAAACCGTGAGCGAACCTTCGTGGAGCTTGTGAAAGAGTTACTGGAAACAAGAATGTGCGGACATTCTCTGGCCCCTTGCAGTTACGGCGAAAGAATCTTTGAGGGCAGAAGACAGTTTTGCACCCTCAGCACCACCGATGACTACGCCTTTATTCAGGCCGGCCTTGTTATTACAATGAAGTCCACAGAATACTGGCGACTGGAATTAAACAGGGGAAGCAGTGTTCAAACTCACCTTTACGCTCGCCACGCAGAGGGGTATGATGACAATACCGATGCCGATGAAGTGCTGAGGGATCTAAGGTTGGTGGTGGATGCTTTTCATGCCTTTTACCATGATGAAGAATTTTCCGATGAAATTGTATGGGAAAAGTACGATGGCTACGTGGAGTGGTGGGATGTAAATCCTAATCTTTGAGACAGCGTTCTGCATATACCCTAAATGCCTGTTTACAAACAGAATAAGAGCCTTTTCAAGCCGAAAGTGCGGAACTTCTGCAGAATGGCTTTTTCCTACACAACCTTTTCATACGTCATTTCAAAAATGTCCGGTTTGCATGGGTACACCCGCCGATATTATTGCCCACGCACGTGACATAGCCACGCAGGAAATTATTGGCATTGGAAGTGTGCAAAAACCACCTGAACTTGACATTGTTGGCGACTACACGCAGGTTATTGCCAAGTCGCAGGAAATACTTTCCGAAAACATCATGAGTTTGTCCGACCTTGTATTCAAGGAGACCAGTAATGTCATTGCCAATACGCAAAGTGGCTTTGAACGCCTCACTTCGTCCGTAACGGGCAACTTCAAGAACCTTTTCAGTTCCGTTGGAAATACTTTTGGCAACATTCTGTCGAAAATTGGGCTGGTATCGGTGATGGCGTTGGTGGGGCAATACAGGGCTTTGCAACCGGAGGATGGGCGGGTGCTTTACCGGTACTGGTAACACAGGCTTTACCGGCACTGGTAGTACAGGCTTTAAAATCCCCGAATTCGCAAAAGGCGGCATTATGACCCCTATCGGCGAAATGCCCCTGCACAAGTACGCCAAAGGGGGAATTGCCAGATCACCGCAATTGGCTCTCTTTGGAGAGAGGCGCATGAACGAAGCCTATGTTCCGCTTCCTGACGGACGCAGCATTCCCGTCACCCTTCCATCAACATCGAAGTCAACGAAGCGGGCGGCACCACGTCAACCAACAGCTCTGGCGAAACTGAAAGGGCGTGGGACAACATGGCGCGCCGCATCAAGGATGTGGTGCGCGAGGAAATCTTTATTCAGAAGCGTCCTGGTGGGATGTTGTATTAGGTGATTTTGGCGGAACCACTATCAGGTTTCTGAACTTTGGAGATGTGGTTGTGGCTTTGATTAGATTTTGAACAGCCGTGACAAATGCGTGCGTTGCAATATTACAGGCGGTGTCGCCCGCGAAGGCAGAGGGAAAATGGTGCCTTTCCTCAATTTCAAGCGTTTCTCCGGTTGGTAGATTGAGCTTTATTGAAATTAGCCAATTTGCATTTGTCATTGAGGAAAGGTTCAGTTCTAATAATTCTCCTGTAATTATTCTGTCCGATACGGGCGAGTAGAGGTTCGCATTGGCAAGTTCCAATATAAGGGCGTTCCTGATGTAGTCAGAGTACGGCTTGCCGCCAGGCGCGATTAGAGTTTTGCCTCGACAGCCTGTTTTGACTCTGAATTGTGAGTCTGTAAATTCACCAATATTAACTTGCCTGTTGCCAGTGGCGCGAAGCAGAACGACATTTTCGACGCTGGAAGAATAGTGATGCACAACAGATGGACTTGCACACCCAACAAGGATTAGGGCAAAGGCGACAATCAGTAACTTTCTCATCGAAATTCCAACTATATTAAAAGAATCGCTGCAGAATTGCGGGAAGAATGCCATTAGAGGCAACGATAAGTGCGCCAATGGCTACAACCGAACAGACAAACCATTTGATGAGCTTTGACTCCATTTTTGCCATGTCTACTCTCACGCCTGATATTTCGGTCATCATATCTGTCCTCAAGTCCGTAAGGTCAGCCTTTGTGGCGAGATAAGGCAACGTCGCCTCTATTTTCGTAAGGCGAACGTCTATGTTGCGAAATTCCTTAACGGACTCGCCAACAAAGTTTTCAATATGGAATGCACAATCTTCCATATAAGTATTTTAACGCATTTTCAGCCCTTCGCAATCCCGACTTCCTTATATGGCGTAATTGCCTGAAATCACTATAATTGCCATATGAAAACATTCGCATGGTTCCCTGATATTGACTCCAGTCATACGATCAAACCCGACGTGGCTGTCACCAAATTCGGTGATGGCTACGAACACCGGGTGGCTGTCGGAATCAATGCACAGAAGATGCAGTGGACGCTTACCTTCGACCGCCCACGAGCCGAAGCAAAAGCCATTCTCGACTTTCTCAGGGAACACAATGCAGTCGCGCCATTTTTCTGGACCACCCCACTTGAAGAAAGGGGCGTTTACGTCTGCCGCGAATGGAAAACACACCAGAAGCGCGGTTCCATGATGCTTTCCTGCCCCTTCGACCAGATTCACGAATACAACCAAGCCATGTCCGTAATTGCCGAAATTCAGTCGCTGTCACCATCTGCCCTCATTGAGGTGTTTGAACTCGACCTGACTCCTCTTGGCGATGAAATAATCCGTTTCCATGCAGGTACAAGCGAAACAAACCAGCCGATCGTCTGGCAGGGAAAAACTTATATGGCACTTCCCATTGAAGCAGAAGGGTTTGAAATTACCACAAGGGGAACGCTACCACGCCCGACAATTCGCATTGCCAACGTGGATGGGCTGTTTTCAGCAGCCGTTGCGGAATTTGACGATCTTGTAGGCGCAAAAATAACAAGGAAACGCACCTTTGCCCGTTACCTTGATGCCGTCAATTTCGACTCCAAAACCAACCCCACTGCCGATCCCAACCAGCACCTTCCCGATGAAGTCTGGTACGTGGAACAGAAGAAAACGGAAAACAGATACATTATTGAATGGGAACTTGCTTCCGCAATGGATTTGTAGGGCGTAATGCTTCCACGCAGACAGGTTATTCAGTCCACCTGCGTATTTCGTTACAGAGGTCCTGAATGCGGCTATGTGGGCGTTTTTGTGGACCTTGAGGACAACCGCACGCCTTACAGGATAGAAGATGCGTGCAGCAAACGCCTTTCTTCATGCAGGGTGCGTTTTGACAACCAGCCACTTCCTTTTGGTGGCTTTCCAGGGGCAAGACGATATGGTGCCTAACTTTCCCATGACAGCCATGCACGAAGCGGCAGCAGCCTCCTATCCCAACGAAGCATGTGGCCTGATTATTCGTAAAGGGAAAAAGTCCGTACCCGTTCCCTGTAAGAACATATCCAGCGAGGCCCACCACCACTTTCTTATATGTCCCGGTGATTACAGCAATGCAGCCTATCAGGGTGAGGTACTTGCAATCTGGCATTCGCACGTTGAAATCCCTGCCGATCCAAGTATGGCAGATGTTGTCGGTTGTGAGAACTCGGACTTGCCTTGGGTACTGTTTTCCATACACAGGGAAGGGGAGAACTTTCGCTATTCGGAACCGCAACTGATTGTGCCGGTTGGCGACCAGATGCCATACATTTCACGCCCCTATGTTTTTGGCGTAACAGACTGTTATTCACTGGTGCGGGATTATTACAGAAGGGAATATGACATTGTGCTGAATGACTATCCGCGAATCGAGCGATGGTGGCTAAAAAACCACAATTTTTTCGGAGAATGCTTTGAAGATTGCGGATTTGTGGAAGTTGTTGATTTGGAACCAAAAGAAGGCGATTTGTTTCTCATACAGAGCAGTGCGGTTATTCCCAACCACATTGCCATTTATGTCGGTAACAATATGATTTTACACCATTGTGAAGGCAGATTGTCCGAACAGACAGTCTATGGTGGCGGATACTGGCAAAAGCATACTTCCAACCATTTAAGGTACAAAGCCTTTCTGAGTTAAACGGCGGGTGGGTACAATCAGCTTTTTAACTTTACAGATTGGAGGGTTTATGAAGCGATTGTTGGTGTTGGCTATGGCGTTGTTTTTATTGGGAGGATGCACCAGAAGCGTGGTGGATGTCGAGCTTTCGGAGACGAAAAATGACGTTCCAAAAATTGGAAAGGAAGTGTATATCGGCCCCATAGTTGACAGGCGCGTTTTTGAATATAAACCGAGGCACCCAAGCATACCGTCGCTTCAGCCTGGTCAGGACGACACGCCAGGAATTAGACTTCGCGCCATTGGTCGCGTAAGAGGAGGTTGGGGAAAGGCGAGGGCCGACGTACTGTTGAATAACGGAACTGTTGAGACCCTGACTACCGATGCGGTGCGCCAGACATTTACCGAACTTGGCTATACAGTCATTACGGATAAAGACCAGATAACCGAGGATACTATTGTTGTTGAGGGAACGATTGATAAATTCTGGACATATATGGCTATGGGTTTTCCTGCCGCCACATTTCACGGAAGTATGGCCACCACGCTGACAGTCAAGCCGCTAAAGGATGGCAGTATAAGAACGGAGGTTTCAGCCGCGTGTTCCGCCAGACTTTCGCATGTCGTAAACCAAACCAGAGATTGTTCCAGTCGGGCTTTGCAAATGTATATGGAAGAACTTAAAAAAAACTTTGAATAGGAAATTTTATGACTGCACTAACCACAGTTATTCTTGAAGGCTCTATGGGTAAGAAATTTGGACGCAAATGGGAGCTTGCTGTTAGTTCTCCAGACGAGGCCTTGCGGATGATAAACGCCAACAAGCCAGGTGTATTTGTATGGATCAGAGACAACCTTGAAAAATACACACATTACCGCGTTATTGTGGACGATGACGAGAGGAGCGATGAAACCTACGAACTCCAGTGCAAGGCGAAAACAATCCGTTTTGTTCCGCTTGTTGAAGGTGCGAGTGCTGGCTTTCGTTTTGCGGTTGGTGCGGTTTTAATAATCGCCGGTGCGCTTTTGTCCTGGACTCCATTTGGCGCACCAATGATAGCTATGGGTGTTGGTCTTGTAGCAGGTGCGGTCACCGAATGGCTTACCCCTAAACCCAAGATGAGTAATGACATAT